ATGGTAGCACTATGACCTTCTCTCCATTCTATATGGGTAACCATACGAAACCTTGGGATATTGATGAAGATGGTATGCGTCCCTCTAGCTATACTATGGCTGAGAACTGGGGTGGTCAAATCAACTTCATGATACCTTTGGATAGAGAAGGTTTAAAACGATGTAGATCTATAGCTAAACAACAACATGAGAAAATGAAGTTGAATTATGAGCTAGTTAGAATTGATAACTGCGCTAAACTTCAACAAAAAGGTTTCATGTTACTACCTGGTACAAGAGTGTATCATTTATGTAGTGATGTAATTGCTATATCTGCATTTAAAAAAGAAGTTGCTAAGAAATTAGCAGCTAAAAATCCACCACCTAAAAAGTGGTATCAAAAACTCAACCCTTTCCAAAAATGATCGTATTACTAAAGCCTATCATCATGGCATTCGCAACATCTGATTCAGTCAAAAGACTACTTATAGATGTTTTAAAAAAACTTGTGTCTACTACTGATAATAAAGTAGATGATAGAGCAGTCACCTTGCTAGAAGCTCAACTATTCCCTAAATAATTATGGTAAAAACTAAGAGGGCTGATGAATCACAATTCAATGAGCTACACAATCTTGTCACACAAGAGTTCTTAACACGAATCAAAACTGGAGAAGCAACTACTGCAGACCTAAAAGCGGCTGCTGATTGGTTAAGTAAAAATGATATCACAGGGATTGCTTTTGATAACTCCCCTCTTAGTAATCTAGCTGATATCATGCCTAAGATTGATTTTGAAGCAGTACAAAAAGCAGTACATAGATAATGGCCCCTAAACGTATGGCTCTCTCTCGCCTAAAGAAGAGTGCTAGGCATTATCGTAAAAACGCTAAATCTCGTAAAAAGAAAAATGCCTACCAAAGAAAATTAAATAAACTTAAGATTAATAAAAAGTACCGTGCTGAATTAAACCGTGCTAGACGTAAAGCAGGTAAGTATGGTAAAGGAGGTAAAGATTTTTCTCATACTAAACGAGGTAAGTTAGTACGTGAAAATGTATCTAAAAATCGAGCACGTAATCGAGGTAAAAAATGACCGCATTTAAAGACCACACTGGCGCAACATATGATGATGATTTGTCAGATTTCTTACAATGGTATCTTGACGCTGGTGAACCAATATTCACACCATTAAAACAGTCTATCCACTTTGTAGATGGGTTGACTTCATTATGTATCTATAGACATGAACCGTATCAAGTTGAACTTGTAACAGTTAAACCTGATGTGTATATACCACCCCATACCCATCCTAATGTAGATTCATTTGAAGTAGCATTAAGAGGTGTGGAGTTCTATTCACATGGTAAAACTACATTACCTATGTGGTATGCCAATACACCTTCACCTGTGAGTAATTTATCTATAGCTCATTACATGGTAGTACGGATACTACCTGAGACTGAGCACTCTGCTAAAGCTGGGCCAGAAGGAGGGGCTTTTCTCTCCGTTCAAAAATGGCTAAATGGTGTAGCACCAACTGCAGTAGGTATGGATTGGAAAGGTGGAACGTGTATGGGAGACACTCACGATTCACAAATCACATCTACTGAAGAACAAGAATGACACCAGTATTTCCTACATACAACCATTACACATACAATTTATTAGCTATGACTTCATCGGATGCGAAACGACTCTGGAGAAAAGCTATCAAACAAGCAAACAATTATGAATGTATTTATTGCGGTAAACGACATGAAGAACATCTTCTTACCATTGATCATGTTCACCCCCGATGTTGTGGAGGTGCTCACATCAGTAGTAATTGTGTTCCCGCTTGCGTTAGGTGTAATCAAAGTAAAGGAAGTCAACACTGGTTAAACTGGTTCAGGGATAGTTTCCCACCAGACCCTTTTAGAGAACAAAGAATACTACAATGGATTCAATAGACAAACAGTTAAGGAAGGATTTTAGATTTTTCTTAACAGCTGTCTGGACACATCTAGGTTTACCTGAACCTACTAGAGCACAGCTTTGTATAGCTGAGTATCTACAGAACGGTCCGAAGCGTCTACAGATTCAGGCGTTTCGGGGTGTAGGTAAAAGCTGGATTACAGCAGCGTTTGTATTATGGACATTATATAATGATCCTAATAAGAAAATTATGGTTGTATCAGCTTCTAAGGATAGAGCTGATTCCTTCTCAATATTTTGTCAAAGACTTATATTAGAAGTACCTTGGATGGCTTTTCTTAAGCCTAAGAATGATGACCAAAGATGGTCTCGTGTATCCTTTGATGTAGGACCAGCTGCCCCACACCAAGCACCTAGCGTTAAGTCAGTTGGTATTACTGGACAGCTAACTGGATCTAGAGCAGATTTAATGGTCTTAGATGACGTAGAAGTACCAAATAATAGTATGACCGAACTACAACGTGAGAAATTACTACAACTGGTAACTGAATGTGAGTCTATACTTACACCTAAGAAAGATTCTAGGATTATGTTCCTGGGAACACCTCAAACTACTTTTACTGTCTATAATAAACTACGTGAAAGAGCTTACAAACCGTTTGTATGGCCAGCTAGGTACCCCCGAAAGGTGGCTATGTATGATGGCTTACTTGCTCCACAGTTAGAAGAAGACCTGAATAATGAAAAAGATCTTACATGGACTCCTACCGACACGAGATTCCGTGAAGGAGATTTGCTCGAACGTGAGTCTGCTATGGGTCGCAGTAATTTTATGCTGCAATTTATGCTCGACACTTCTCTTTCTGATGCGGAGAAGTTTCCACTTAAGTTTGCTGACCTTATTATTAACCCAGTCAATCCAGATACAGCCCCAGAAAATATCATCTGGTGCTCAAGCAGAGACAACCTCTTAAAAGAGTTACCATGTGTAGGACTCCCAGGTGACTATTACTATAGTCCTATGCAAGTTCAAGGTGAATGGAAACCATATGCTGAGACTATATGCAGTGTAGACCCCTCTGGAAGGGGTACAGATGAGACTGTAGCATGCTTCTTATCACAGTTGAATGGTTTGATATACTTACATGAAATATACGCCTCTAAGGACGGTTACAGTGACACTACATTACTAGCTATCTTGGCTAGATGTAAAAAGTTTAAAGTTAGTACTTTATTAATTGAATCTAACTTTGGTGATGGTATGGTATCTGAGCTATTCAGAAAACACGCTATTACTAAAAATATACCTATTAACATTGAGGAAACTAGAGCTAATGTCAGGAAAGAAGATCGCATCATTGACAGCCTTGAGCCTGTCTTTAATCAGCATAGGTTGGTTGTTGACCCCAAGGTTATTCAATGGGATTATGAATCGGGTGCTGAGAGGCCAACTGAATCTCGATTCCAGTATATGCTTGGATACCAAATCTCCAGAATGTGCAGGGAAAAAGGGGCCGTTAAACACGACGACAGAATTGATGCCCTTGCCCAAGGCGTTAAGTGGTTCACCGATGCCCTCGCTATCTCCGCAGAAAGACAGATAAAAGACAACAAAGACCAAATATTCTTTGATCACCTAGAAGCTTGGTTAGATGATCCTAAGTCTGAAGCTAATCATTTAGTCTTAGGTATGGATCATAATCAAAAACAAAAAGCAAGAGGTATTAACTCTGGAAAACGTGTTCCCACTTGGATTTAATTTAACCCCTTCATTATACACGGAGAAGTGGTGCTCTTCGTGTGTGGAAACAGCGGTCAATGAGAAGAGGAGGATTGTTTTTCTTCCTCTTCCTCTAACCTTATCATGGGAGGCGTAGCCATGATCAAAAAAGTATTACTACTCTTACTCATACTAAGGATACTTGGTCCTGTTACTCTTATTACGTACTATTACCTAAGGGATAAGACTACCCCTAGCACTGAATACACTATTAATGAATGATTAACACAGCATTATTGTTGAAAATTTACTCGAAAGTTAGAATATATAAATATAAACCAACCATTACTCATTACAATTACCGCCTATACGGATGACCATTCCACACCAACCAAAGCAAGTTAAGTCCATGTGGTACTATATATTCTGGTCTATAGCAACTTTTGCTGTTGTAGCTGGTCAGATATATGTCGCTACTGGTTATAGGGCTTTAGCGGAGGCTTTAAGGCTCTCCCTTTGAATTTTGGTATAATTTTCTGTTGGTGTTTCATAACGCCCAGAACAAATGATACCCCCGAACCCCCCAAAAGATACCAAGTCGTGTATCAAATGATACTTTCAGGGGGGATTAGGTATTTTTACTTATTGACAGGGTGGCAATAGGTATATTTGCTTATTTTTTGGCAACTTGCGGGGGAATTAAGTAGTTATACCTATTGACATCTGTTTGTATTGAAACCAAAACAATTAAGTAAGTATAAATACTTAAATATCCCAGGGAGTATTGCCAAGTGATAAAGGTACGTTATGTTTGATATAAGTTCAACTAATTTAATTTATGAGTATTAACACCTAAGCATTATTACCTAAGTACTATTACCTAAGTAAATATACCTAAGTATTTATACTTGAGTATTTATACCTAAGTATTATTACCTAAGTATTTATACTTAGTAAAATAAAAAAAAGTGAACGGACGGTTCACTATCATCAACCCGTCTAACAAAAATCTAATATATATAGAGTAAAAACTCTTTATATTTATTTTAGATTCTAACCATTGACAAGTGAAACCATTCTGTTAATGTGGTATCAGGTCAACCAAACAAAGGAGAAACAAACAACCCAACATAAATGAGTATTTTTACTCATTCACAAATGACCCGATAACTGCAATACTTAAAACAGTTAAGCAAAGGATCAACCAACTAAACAACTTAATCAAACTACAGGACTAGCCCTTGTAAGGTTAGAACAGCATTAGTTGACTCTAGTGCGTTACCAGCAAAGTGAACCAAAAGCAAGCACTTAACAAGATAAGTCTTGACTGGCGACAGCTTCAACCTGGGATGTAGTGGGAACAAGGGTGGCATGCAAAGACCTCAGCATGGAGTACGTACACACAGGCGTACAATATGATGATATTAAAACTATAGTTTATATGTACTATCTTGGCCAACCAAGCCTCGACGTTAGACAACGTGAGAGTGTGTAATACATATGAACTATTTCATGAGGCATTTAGTATTAAGTTGAGTGCAATTCTCGACTGTCTCACAATTCCACCATCATCAGCCCGCTATGAGCTACACAATGCTTAGTTATAATGCTAAATGCATTGTTGCTAAGTTCGCACTAGCCACAACGCAGGAAGTACAACTAGGTGTTGACTGGTATCCATCCGCCTTTGCGATTGCAAGTAGGATGGGACGCAGACACGCTGTAAGCACACTGACTGCCGCTGGGGTTATTGCTGCACTCTCACCTAATAACAAGTGGGAACGCAACATCAAGGACGCTGAGAACGTTATCATGGCTTATCGTCACGGTACGGATGAG